CTCGATGATCAAGATCGGATAAGTGTGCGAATAGTTGTCGTTGACTGGTGTGTTGAACTTCACTTCGCATGAAAGTGACTGACTGATGATAGCTACTGCTTCGTTGAAATACTCTGGTTTCATATTGCTTTGATTTTAGACGTTAATAACTTACTTCTGATAGTACTTTGTGATGACTCTCTGTTCCATAGCGTGAATAGCTTTGTAGTCTCCTTCGATGTCGAAGATGCGGATCAGTTCGTCTTCGAATGCAGACTTCGTGTGAAGCGCGTCCAGAAGTTCTTTCTGTGCGTGCTCGCGCTCTGCTTCACGCTTCTGCTTTTCTTCTGCAAGCTGCTGACGAAGCGACTGGATCTGATCGACAAGATCCTGCGTTGCTGACTCTGAATTCTTACGCTTCCACTGTGCGCAGAAAGCGTCTTTGTCGATACTCGACTTCATGTAGTCTTCATGAATCTGCGCGAACATGTCTGCTGTGACATTAATCTTTGTTCGCTGTGTAAACTCTGACTGTAACATATTGCTCTGAATTTTTTGATGAATTACTTTTCTGCTTGCAAAATTATGGAATATATTTGTTATTTGCAAATTTTTTAAGAAAAATCCCACTCTGAAATATTTAAAATTAACGCGATTTAACAAAAATAGCAGTGTTTAATAAGCACCATTAAGAAATTTTTTATGTATTTTCGCCAACGAATTTTCATTCACTTAAAACTCAAATTCAAAAAATGAAGGAAAAAATCAAAGCAAAATTACAAGACGCAGTTAAGGACTACGGATTGTCAGACGAAGCAATTGAATCGCTTGTTAATCTCGCGAGCAAGGGCTTGAAGGATGATGCCAGTGACGATGACATCACGAACGCAGTGAACACATTCGCGGAAATCGGCAAAGCTATGCAAGGCGAAACTACGCGCAAGGTGCAAGCAGCTAAGAAGCAATTCGAGGAAGATTCGAAGCATGACGATGACGAAGATGAATCGAAGGGCAAGAAGAAAGATCCTTCTAAGGACATGCCAGACTGGTTCAAGACATGGAAGGCTGAAAACGACAAGCAAATGGAAGCTTTGAAGAATGAGAACGAAAGTTTGAAGTCAGAGAAGAAGAATGCTGATCGCAAGGCTGAAATCGACGGAATCGTGAAGGAACTCGGAATTCCCGACTACTTGATGAAGAATTATCACATCGCTGACGATGCTGACGCTCGCAAGCAGTTGACTGAATTCAAGCAGGATCTTGTCAACAACAAACTTCTTCCGAAAGACGCAGCAGGCGACCGCGCAACAGAGGAAGCCGCAATCGCAGCAGAAGCGGAAGACTGGGTAAAGAATTTGCCCGAACAGTAATTCACATTTTTGTCTAATTTAAAATCAAAGAACAATGGCTGTAGAATTTAAGGCTAAAGAAAGCTTCAAAGGAACGTTTCAGCGTTTCTGGAGAGGCGAAGCGAAGATCCTGCCCGCAGGCTACAAGCTTCTGAACACTATCAGCAACGGAATCACTCTGATCCGTGCTACGTTCTTGCAGATCTTCCCAGACGATCTTACTGCCGCTGTCGTTAAGCATGGCACTGTCATCTCTGGCGGCACTACAACTAAGATCCGTGTCTCTAAGGAGAATCTTTTCGAAGTAGGCGACAAGATTCAAGTCATGGGCGGTACTGTCGTTCGCGAGATCTCTGCGATCGATCACTCTAAGGACGACTACGACACAATCACTGTCGCAAGTGCTCTCACTGGTGTCACAGCAGGCGACATGCTTGTAGAGTCTGACGATGCAGGCGGTTACTATGACGCAGAGTCAACCGACGAAGGTGCTCTGAAAGTCGTAGCATCTGGCGCAACAACTGGTCAGATCAATCTTGCTGACGTTACTCCTTACAAGGGTAGTAAGACACTTGCAGCAAACGACTATGTCGTGCTGAAAAACGCTGCTGCAAAGTACGTTCCTAACATGGTGCTCGGTGCTGACAAGGAGATCGACGATACGATCGACTTCCCGACTCTGGACGTTGCTTACGACGCTATCGTGATCAAGGACGTGATCCCTGCATTCCCTGCTGACTGGCTCGACGAGGGCGGTGTCTGCTTGAAGGGCAATCACTCAATCAAGTTCATCAAACAGTAAAACTCGAATAAGTTATGAAAGAATTCATTTATTCTTCACTCTTTGGCGAACTCGTTCGTCAAGTGAAAGCACGTTTCGACGCAGCGTCGAAGCTGCATAAGGAGTTGTTCGACAAAGTCCAGTTTGAGGACTTCTTGGAGTGGGACACTCCTACAATCGGACTGAACTTCGAGGAACTCATGGGTAAGTACAACATCACAGTTGCTGCACCCACAATCGGAGACAACTCTAACGAGTCCGTACTTGCAACAGAGGGTCTTGAGACTTTCGCAAACAAAGTCTTCCTGCATGCGATCACTCGCACTATGACTGTGCAGGAATATCGCAAGGTGCTCTCTATTCTCGACTCTAAGACGATCAGCGACGAAGCTGCAAAGCAGGAACTTGTCAAGATCATGTGGGGTCAGGTAACAGATCCAGTGAACTCTGTTCGCGCTAAGATCGATCTGATCTTCCTGCGTTCGCTCTCTAACGAGGGTAAGTTCACTTTCGACACTACCACCAACCCAGAGGGCGGTGTTCGCGGACAGATCGACTTCAATCAGCCAGAAGCAAACATCGCTACTGCAACAACAGAGTGGACTGACGCTAACAAGGCTACTGTTGACTGTCTGGAAGACATCATGGCAATGGTCGAGAAAGCAGAGGGCAAGATCGCTCCTAAGTATATTCTCGCTGCACCTTCGAAGATCGCGTACATGTTGAAGACTGCTAAGATGCGTCAAGCTATTCTCGGCTCGAACAACGCTTCTGGCATTCTGACTCTCGCACAGATGAACAACTATCTGTTGGAGAACGAACTGCCGCAGTTCAAGAAGATGCGTCGTCATGTCCGCGTAAAGAACGGAACAACTGTCACAGAGATCGACGCTTGGAATCCAAAGAACATCGTGTTCGTTCCAGACGGAAAACTCGGACTTGTCAAGAACGCTTACGCTGACAATGAGTTGAAGCAGGAAGCAGGAGTAGCCTACTCTAACTACGGACGCATCCGCGTATCGCAGTGGGGTGTTGGCGAAAAGGAGCACTCTCGCCAGACAGAGTACACAAAGGCACAGTCTTTGTCTCTGCCAGTGATTACTGAAATCGGTGGTGTTTACACTCTCAAAACCGAATCATAGTCATGGCTCGTAAGTATTCAGAAGCGGTCAGAGCAAAGTGTAAGCTGATATGCAACACTTGCTATGTTGATGACGATGTCTTGAACGACATCTTGGAAGATCACGATCTTGATCCAGACGCAGAAGCACAGTCTACGAATTTTGCTGCCATAGTGGAGTGCGCAATTCTGATCGTCAAAGGTTGGGTCGAGACTTCACGCAGCGAGGGCGGCATTTCGACTTCTATCGACATGGCATCAGTCAAGAACAACATTTCTTTCTGGTGCGGTCGTGCGGGTCTGGACGCTTCTGAATATCTCTCTGATGAAAAGTCTGAAATCTACGACGGATCGAAACTCTGGTAGTCTATGCGCACGAACGGAACTCTCTCATACAAGATCGCTGCTGCTGCGGGAGCATCGCTTTTCAACGAAGACGGAGAGCCTATCAAGGCTTCTGAATCGTGGAGCGACGCGATCCCCTGCTTCATCCAGACGAACACTCACAACGAGCGCGGAACATATCAAGACGGACACTTCACGCAGGCGCAGTACATCGTGCTCGCAGAGCATGGGAATGTCGCTAAGACTGATCGTGTACGTCTCACGCGCAAGAATGTGGATCTTGGAGAATTCGCAGTGCAGGATCAGCAGGACGTAAGTCTGGATCGTATCAAGATCATAGTGTGATAGAGAATGCCGATCAAGTTACAGACACCGAAGGGATCGATCAGCGTCAGCTTTGATCAGCAGTACGACGAAAAAGTCCGCAAGGTCTTCATCAACGTACTGGAATATGTCGGAGAACAATGCGTCATCGAAGCGCGTGAGAACGGCAACTACAAAGATCAGACTGGCAATCTTCGCAGCAGCATCAGCTACGCGATCGTCGAAGACGGAAAGATCATCAAGCACGGACTGCCTGCGCAGTACAAGCAAGGCAAGAAGGGCGCGGACACTGCAAAGAAGTACTTAGAGGAAGTCGGAAAGAGATTCAGCGGAACATCGCTGATCGTCGTTGCAGGAATGAACTACGCAGCATACGTCGAGCGAAACGGCTACAACGTACTGACAAGTGCTGAACTGCTTGCAGACGAACTCGTTCCGAAACTACTCAAACAGTTAGGATTCACAACGAAATGAACGAGATCAAGACAGAGAAACAGATCGAGAAAGACATCTTCCGCATCATCAAGGCAAGTCCTATCAATACGATGATCGGGGGAACGCTCTATCGCAAGGGCATGCGTCCGCGTAACGCGAAGACGGAAGACGCTGTCGTTGCTTTTCTCTCTGGACTCGACGGACAGTTCCAGACTGGTGTTGTCCTGCTGAACATCTACGTTCCAATGACGCAGAATGCTTCATCTGACAAGATCACGGACATTTCACGCGTTGAGACTCTGGAAGCTGCTGTCAAGGACTTCTTCGACGAATGCAGTGAAGTGAACTACTTGTTTGAACTGCGAGAGACACCGTATTCGGAAGATCTCGACGAAATAGAACAGACTCGTATCAATGTGAGAATTCACTATACAAGAACAACTTTTTAAAATTGAAAGAATATGGCACAGAAAATCATGGCATGGTCAAAGTGTAAGATCGAGATCGGCTTGATCCCCGCAGAGGGAGATCCCACTCTGACTGACATCGGAACTATTCTGAACAATTCTTCGTCGCTGTCTTCCGAAGTCGGAAACACGATGCAGATGATCGCCACTGGTGGCGAAGTAGTCGCAGAGGAAGAGCAGGAAGGCACTGTTCAGCTTGTAACAACTGTTATCGAGCCTACACAGTCGCTGATGACTCTGCTTGGAATCGCTTCGTCTGATGACATCAAGACACACGTCGTTGACGGTGCTTGGAAAGTCAAGCTGACTCCAAAGAACGTCGGTGCTCGCGGTATCTCCGCACCTAACTGTTCGATCGTGTATCAGCCTGCATGGTCAGAGGAGAACGGTAATCAGGCAATCTTGACGTTCAAGTTCCACAAGACTGACGCAGGAGTCTGGTATTCGTACTTCACTAAGACTGCAACCGCACAGTCTTCTGGCGGAGGTAGCGGCACTGGCGCAGGTTGATCCGAAATCAGCGACTTTTTAATATCCATAATTTAAAACTGGGGGGCGATCTGGCAGCGACACGCACGCAGATCG